CGGACCTTTCGCGTCGTGGCGTAGCACCGGCTGCCCTACCACTTCCCAGATCTCTCCGTCGATGTCGAACCGGTCATACGGTGCGATCTCTTCGTCCGGTCCGAAGAACCCGACGGCTCGACGTTCCACCGTCTCGCGGTCGTCCTCGTTCTCGGTACCGTCGTTTTCCTGAATGCGGCACGCGAGCACCGGCTGCGCTTGACCCGAGCCAGGGTACTCGTACGTCTCGTTGCCGTACGCGTCGTACGTGTAGACGCCCGGACGCAACAGGGTCGCGGTTTGATGCAGCAGGGTGGTGAACATCACGCCCTCTTGTATGTGTCGAGTAGGACGAGTTCGTCGGCCTGCAACGTGGCCGGGTTGTAGCTCACCGAGTACGCGCCGATCGTTTCTTGTCGCACGGCGGCCGGTACGTCGAGCATGCGCCCGGCGAGTTTAGCGGTGATCGAGACGATGAGCGGCGGGATGGTCGCATACCCGTGGGTGTACGTGATCTCGACCGAGCGCAGGTCTGTCGACCAGGTGCCGTTGAGTTTGCGCACGTACCCGTCCGCACTCCACTGGTACTCGTCGGCGTCCAGTTCCTCGCCGTCGATTTCGACGAGCGACACGTCCGACACCGGCGTCTCTGGCAGCATCAACACCCGGGTGCCGCTGCCGTCGAGGACGACGACGTCGTCTTCGACTTCCTCGACGTACTGACCGATGACGGCGCGCACCATCGCGGTCGCCGAGTCGAGAGCGAACAGCGCCGCCGCATCGTTCTCGTCGATCTCGCGGCCGACCACGTTCTCCAAGTCAGTTATCGTCGCGAACGCCATCGGTCACCTCCGTCTTTGGTTGCTTCTTTTTCGTCGGCTTCTTGGCAGCCGTCGGTTCGAGTTTCTTGTTGCCTTCCGGCTCGACCGAGGTGAGACCGAGACGCTGCGCGTCTTTCTCTTTGAACCGGAGCACGACACCGGGACGTATTGCGATCTTGATCATCGGCATGTGTTCACCAGTGCCCGAACACAGAGGAAGGACCGAGGCTTGCGCCCCGGCCCTTCTCTCTTTGTCGGTTAGGTTCAGGAACCGGAGGTCAAGTCGCACACGGCGAACTTGGCCGGCTGCTGCACGCCGAACGTGCCACGCCACGACGCGACGACGGCCGTGAGACCCTTCGTTGCGAAGTCGCTGTGCTGCGGGTGCAGTGCGACCGTGATCGGCGCACGCTCGAACAAGACAGCCTGGCCCCACTCGCCGACGACCGCTTGGCCTTCCGGCATTGCGGACGAGGCGATGCGAGCGATGCCCCACACCGTCGGAGTGACCGCCGAGGCGGGTCCGCCGAAGTAGAACGTGCCGCTGTCGTTGAGCAGGTCGAGCGCTTCCATGTCTGCCGGGTTCATCACGACGGCGAGCGTGCCGCGGGCGTTGCCCACTGAACGGACGGCCGTGATACCCTTGCGGATCGTGGTGATCAGGTCAGTGTCGAATGCGACCGACTGGGTGCCGGAAACTTCGAGGATGCCCTCGATCGTTTCGCCGGTCCCGTCGCCCGAGACGATCTCGTCTTCGACCGCTTCCAAGATGCCGGAGCGGAGGAAGGCGTCGACCAGGCCGCCGAGCTGGGCAGCGTCAGCGAGCGCACGGTTGGACACCGGCAAGAATGCGCGGAAGTCGCGAACCGGGAGGCTCACCTTCTCGAACTTCATCGTCGACTCGGACGGGGCCGAACCTTCGGCGACGCCGGCGGCGTTGTTCACCGACTGGCCTCCACCGTAGTAGAGCACCCGGGCAAGGTCCACGACGTCGCTGTTGACGCGGGTCGCGGAGAGTTGCGCGAGGACGCTGTTCTCGCGAGCGTACGAGGCGTCGGCCCCGGGCACGCGGTAGGCGTCGATGAGCGAGCCGGCGTAGTCGTCAGACGCGCCGGTGATCGTGGCCTTGATACCCGAGACGGCGACGGCCGGGCTGTTCACCAGGCTGCGTCCGTCGATTGAGCCGTTCGAGGTCGCGGCAGCGTGCCACGCCTTGAACGATGGGTCGTTGATGAGACGCTCGCCAGCGGTGCGGCCTGTGGCCTCCGCTTGCGGCTTCACTTCGCCGAGGTCGCTGCCGATCTGTTCGACGGCCTTGCGCAAGTCAGCGTCGGCTTTGAGAGCCTTCGCGCCGGCAAGTGCTTGCTCAACGGTTGCGCGCTCACTGTCGGAGAGCGCACGGCCCTCGGCGGCAGCGGCGGCTGCGATTTCTTTCGCCTGGTTGATCAGGTCTTTCATGGTTGTTTCTCCTGGGTTAGGTTAGGGTTGCTCGATCTCGGTTTCGAGTTCGAGGAGTAGTTGGGCTGTCGCCGCATCTAACACCGGTTTCGGTGTCTCGACCTTCGCCTCGTCCTTGACCAGGGGTTCCTCGGACTTACTTGTGTCGCTGTTAGCGGTTAGCGAGCCGAGCACGTCGTTGAGAAGTTGCACCGCATCTTTGATCCGGTTCTCGTTCTTCGTCGACAGGACTCGTCCCGCCTTTGCATCCGTGCCGCTTGCGGTGGGGGCGTCAAGGTTGGACGCTTCCTCCGCCTCGACCGGTGCTTCCTCGGCCGGCGTTTCGCCGCCCGAGACTTCCTCTTGCGCGACTTCCAGTTCGGAGAACCGGTGCGCGGTGAACATGTTTGTCGGCAGCCATTCCTCGCCGCTCTCGACGTATTCGCGAACGAGTGCGAGCGGATCGTCTTCGCTTGCCGGGATCGAGAGCGGGTCGCCTTCGACGCCGAACTCTCCCTCGGTCATAATGTATTCGACCCGGCCGTACTTGTCGTCCCACTCGACGAACGATCCCTCTTCGAGTTCGCCTGGCTCGGCTTTACCGGCGGCGTCGGCGGAGCGCACGTTGATCAGTCGCGTCGCCGGGTTCGCACCTTTGAGCGTCGGCCCGACCTCCAAGATGTGCAGCTCGCGCAACTCGCGCACACCGTCGGCACCTTTGCCTTCTTTCTTGATGTCGTACGCGAACGAGAACTCGGTGACGACGCCCTCTTTCATCAGGGTTTTGAGGTGCTTGGCGGTCGCAGTGTCGAACAACTCGGCGCGCACTTCGAGACCTTCGGACGTTTCCTTCGCCTCACGTACCGCCCCGATGTAGTAATCCGGGTCGCTCCACTGGTGGCTCCACACGACCGGGATCGAACGTCCCGACTCTTCGTACTGTTTGAGCGACTTCTCGAACGCGCCCTTCATGACGCGCTCGCCGACGAGGTCGACGTTGTCAAACACGGAGACGACGGCGACGAACTCGCCGGCGGACTCGGAACTGTCGGCGGCCTTGAACTCGATCGTCGCGGCAGCGTTGATGCGTTTCGTCTTCACCGGCTCACCAGTGCCGCCGCGCGTGGTTCTTTCTTGGTCCGCTTCGTACGTGCGGTTCACACCGCGCGCCCACGCCCAGCCAGCATCGCCGCCCCACAACGCCCACGCGATCCGACCGGCCGACGGGTAGCCGTCCTCGTCAGGCGACCAGCCTTCGCCCTGCTTGTCGACTTCGTGGCGTGCGAAATAAGAGAGCATGCGCTTGATGGTTTCGATCGTGAGGGTGCGACCGTTGGCAAGGTCGCGCGCACGTGCGACACCGACCGGCGTGCCGCCCCGACCGTATTCGCGTCGCCAGTCGAGACCGCGTTGCGCCTCTTCACGTACGCCGCGCGGCGGGGTGAGATCCTCGTCGGTGAGTTGTTTCGCGGACCGTTCGCCGCCTGGTTCCATGTCCTCGGCGAGGGAGAGCGCGAGCATTTGGTCGATCGCTTCGCGCCGGGTGCGGTGGCAGCCCATGACCTCGCCGTCGTCTTTCTCGACCGCCCAGCCCGAGCAGTCGGGGTTCTCGTTCGAGATGTAGTACGGCATTATTCGAAGTCGACCAGGCACGCGCAGTTCGCCCGGTCCTCCACGTCGAGAGCTGGGTCGCCGGGGAACATCGCGCCGTTCGAGAACGGTTGGCTGCGCGGGACGGTCTCACCGTTCAGTGCGGCGTGCGACGAGCGCGGGTTGCCGGAGGTCACGATCCACGTTTTGGTGCGCAGGTCGTTGGCGCGCGCGGCCTCGGATCTCGCGAACTCTCCGATCCCGGCGATAAGGGTCGCGGCGTACAGCGGGGAGAGTTCCTCGCTCAAACTGTCGAACAGATCCTCGACCGCGGTCTCCGGGTCGTCTTCGTTGAGTGCCGCGTCGAGCCGGTCGAACGTCGTGTCGATCACCGACTCGGCGAAGTTGTTCGCGACCGTGTCGAGATAGTTGTCAGCCTCGTCGACGTCCCACTCTCCGACGGTTGCCCCGAACTGGGTCGCGGCGTTCTTGATTGCCGGCTTGACATCGGCCGCGAGTTCGCGTTGGAACCTGACGCGACTGAACACGTCCTCGGCTTCGGCTTTCACGCCGCTTTTAGACTTTGCGCCGAGACGCGAGATCACCGAGCGACGTTGCCGTTCGAACGCGTCCTCGATGTCGCCGCGGAGCCGACGCGTCGCCCGGGAGCGCACGCGTAGCACCTTGTCCCACCGTGCGGCCTTTGCCGCGTCCGGCGCGATCGTTTTAGCGGACGGTTCGGCCGATGCCGCGCCCAAGATGCGCTCGTCCGAGACGCTGTCTTGCGGGCTTGCCTGTCCGCCGGTGAGTACGTTGAGCGGTGTGACCAGCTCGTCGCCGCCGTCAACCGGCGGGAGGTTGAGCCGGGCGCGCGCCTCGTTGCGTGTGAGGTACGGCGCACCGACCGAGGTGGAGAGAACGGTCGCTTGTTCGGTGAACGAGCCGGCGAGTTTGGCGGCGATGTTGAACTCTAAGTAGACGTTGTCGTCGGCGTTGAACTCGGGGAGTAGTTGCAGTTCGAGTTCTTGTTCGATGCGCACGAGCCACGGTGCCAGGCAGTCCGAGTATAGTTGGCGATGCTGTTCGGAGAGGCTCGCGTACGTGTTGGAACCGAGACCGAGCAGGCCGTTCGGTATTCCGTACGCGGCGGCGACGACTTCGCGCGAGAGCTGGAACGACTCCAAGTATTGCGCGTCGCGCGCCGAGAACGACGTCGCCTTGTATTGCATGCCCTCTTCGAGGACGAGGGTACGACCGCTCGCGGCTGCCCCGGTGTACGATGCTTCGAAGTCGGCGCGGAACCGGTTGCGCGCGGTGTCTGACCAGTTGGGTGCAGCGGCCGGGCGTTCGATGACGCCGGACATGCGCGCCGAGTTTTGCCAGAACTTCTCGCGGTATTGACCGGCGGCGGCTTGCTCGGCAAGGAGACGACGCAAGGTCTCGATCGGGGAGAGTCCTTTACGTGGATCGGTCGGGTTGTAGCCGTGGATGTAGATCACCGCGTCGGCAGCGAACTCGACGGTGCCGGCCGAGCCGTGCACCTTGTACGCTTCCGGGTGCATCCAGTTGGTGCCGACGAGTTCGACGATCGAAGGCGGGATGCGCACGAGCGCGATCCGTCCGCCGTCGCCTCGAACTTTGACGAAGTACGCGGTGTCGTAGATTGCGAGGTCGTGAACGAGTGCGTCGAGCCATCGGCTCCGGGTGGCGTGCAGGTCTGGCCGGTCAAGTGTCAACGCGAGCGGGCCGTCGGAGATGCGGGCGCGTTCGGTGTCCGAGATGCGTTCGTACGCGTGGAGCGGTACCTGGGCGATGTTGCGCGCGAGGAAGTCGATCGCCGAGCGAAGTTCCGGTTGTGTTTTGTAGATGAGATCGTACGCGGCCGCGGTCCCGTCGTAGAGTGCGACCGAGTCGTAGAACAAGCCAGTCAGCGGGGGGCGCGCAATGCTGACCAGTCCGTTCTCGTTTTGGATCACTGCCATGTTACACCACCTGTACGAACTCTACCCGTGCCCGTTCGATGACGACTGTCCCCGGCACCGGCACCGGGTCCGCGCCTGGTTCGATGAGCTCGGCGTTCCCGACGACGAGCGTGTCGCGGAACGTTTTCAAGATTGCACCGCGGAACGCGCGGCCCGTCGTGAGGTTGATCAGGACGGTCTTGTATGCAATGCCCCGGTACCCATTCACACCGAGACCTTCACGAAGACGGCGGGAGTCAATCCGTGTACCTCATTGGGAGAGCCGAGAGCGAACGGGTCCGGCAGAGCGTTGGCCCCGTTCCCGATTGAGGTGAACGCAAGCGCGTTTACTAGATACGTTCCGTTCGCATTTTTGCCGTAGTTGGTGTACGGCATTAGGTCGGCGCTGTTGTGCTGAAAAAGAGCAGGATACCCAGAGGAGTAGTCGCAGCGGCACACAAGCCAGACGACCTGTCCCGCACTGACCTCGTAGGGAGTGGGAAGGACGATTGACTTCATACCAACAGTCGACTGGTTGTCGATGGTCAGCGTTCCCGCATCCACTTCGACCGCACCTGGCTCGCCCGCTTCGTGAGCGTAGATACCGAGACGGTAGGAGTGAGCTTGCCCGCCGTGCGCAGCGTTGAGGTACAATCCGATTTCGGTAATCTCGCACGGGTCGGAGAACCGCACTCGGGTGACTCCACCTTTTTGATACCCCACTGCTGATGGCACCGCTTGCCGCAACGCACCGTACTGGGTGTACCATTTGCCGTCTACCGGACCTTGCATCGCAAGGGTCTCGGGGAAGTAATCCGGCGTGCCCGGATCGTAAGGTGCGGGGGTGATAGAGAAGTCGGGCATCACGGCACCACCAAGATGCGCACGTACGCTTCGTTGCCGCTCTCCGCGATTGCGTAGAGTTTAGCCTGGTGTCGGATTGAGATCGTACAAGAACCGCCGCTTGCAAGCGGGAACCCGTCTGTGTCGGTCACGTCGCTGGCTCCGATGTAGACGCTGTCGGGTCCAGTGTTTGCGATTGCGTACGTAACCCGGCCGTCTTCTTTTACGCCGGCCGGTGTGGTCTCGTCGTCGATGATCAGTATCGCCGAGTCTTCGACGTGTACCTCGACGCAGCTTGGGTTGATGGTCATAAGAGTTGGATACCTCTATCCTCGTACACGCTTTTGTACGTGTCCAGCGACCCAGATAGGAGCGCCGAGTTCAGCGCCATGATCGTCGCGACACATCCGTCGATGCGTGCCGTCGATGCCGCTTTACTCGGTTTTATGTTCCCGGCCGGGTCACTTTGACATAGTGCCGCGGTCACGTGGGTTTCCAGCACCGGGTGTCCGGCGTGCCGTAGACTCTTGGCGAGCACCAGGCGTTCGAGTTCTTTCGTCGGGGCGGACATGGTCGCGAACCCTTGCCGGCAGGGGACGCACTCGATGCCGAGTTCGACGAGTTGGGTAATCAAGCCGGTCGCGTTCCACGGGTCGTACGCGATCGACATCCGCGGGTACCGGTCTTTGAGTGCGATCACCCGAGCCTTGATGTGTTCGTAGTCGATGAGGTTGCCCGGGGTCGCGACCACCTGACCGGTCTCCACCCAGTACCGATACGGCACGCGGTCGCGCCGTTCACGTTCGTCGAGTCCGTGTTCGGGGATCCAGAAGTACGGCTCGACGTCGTACGTGCCGTCGTCGTACGGGTGCATGAGGACGAGCGCGGAGATGTCGGTCGTCGATGAGAGGTCGAGACCGGCGAACACCGGCCCGTCCACGTTGCGTTCCCGATGCGGCTCGGCGCACGCTTTCCAGGCGTCCGGGTCGATCCAGCGTTGCACCTCGCTCGTCCACACGCCGAGGTGCAGCTGCCGGAACGTGGTCTGCCGCGCCGGTGAGACGGTTGCCCGGACGACCTCTTCGCGGAGATAGTCCTCGGTGATTGTGGTCCCGAGACTCGGGTTCGCGGCGCGCCAGATCTCCGGGTCTTTCCAGTCGGCGTCCTTCTCCGCGCCGTAGATGACGCCCAGGAACGACGGGTCGACGATGTCGCCGGCCGCGACGCGCAACGTGTAATCGTGCTGCTCCCAAGCGATAGAGAACGGGTCGTACACGCCGGCGGTGGTGATGCCGAACACGATCGGCTGGGCGCGCGCACCGACCGAGGTGGCGAGCACGTCCCACAGTTCCCGGTCGCGGTGTGCGTGCACTTCGTCGATCACCGCGACGTGTGCGTTCAGTCCGTGTTGACCGGCGGCGTCGGCGCTGACGGCGCGCAACACCGATCCACTCTTTGGGTGTTCGATGTAGGAGCGAACCGCTCGGCAACGTTTACGCAACGCCGGAGACGCGTCGACCATCTTGCGCGCGAGCTCGAAACACACCCGGGCTTGCATCCGGTCGCGCGCGCCCATAATCACCTGGGCGGCCGGTTCACCGTCGGCAACGAGACCATACAACGCGATGCCGGCGGCGAGTGTCGTCTTCGCGTTCTTACGTGGCACCTCCACCCAGCACGTGCGGTACAGGCGCGTGCCGTCGGCACGCTTGTAGCCGAACAGCGGCCGGATGATTTCATACTCCATCCACGACATCAACTGCCACCGCTCCCCGGCGCCTTTACCTTCGACGAGGTTGATGAGACCGAAGAACGCGACGGCACGATCGGCGGCCGCCTCGTCGTACCAGGCTCCCTCGGGTAGGTGCAGACCGGCGGTTGTGTGCGTCGGTTTAGTCCAAGATGTCGTCGGCATCGTCCTCTTGTACCGTTAGACGTGAGCGGCTCGACGGAGTGAGACCGAGTTCGGATGCGAACTGCCGGATCAGTTGCGCGCAGTCGCGCTGGACGCGCACCGCCGGGTTGGAGACTTGCCCGTCGCGCCGGCCTTCCACCAAGACGCCCTGTTCGTCGACGAGCCTGGTCGCCCGTTCGTAGTTGACGACGGCGTTCGCGTACGCGACGATGATGTCTTGGTCCGCCTCGTAGAGCAGTCCCATCGTTTCGAGCTGCTTGGTCGTGCGCCGCCAGACGCGCTTCGCGTCGTCAGATAGCCAGCCCGGGCATTTCGGTTTCGCCTTCTTTGGTTTCGGCTCGGCAAGGTTCACCCGGTCAGGCCGGACGCCTCGCACGATCCGCAGGTGCGTGGGGGTTGGCTTCGGTCCGGGGGTCGTCATGCCTCGACCAGTGCCCGTCCGACGGGGGGGTGACATAGTTGGGCGAACTCGTCGCCGTGCACGCAGACTCTCGGGGCGGTATTCCCGCCCGTCGCGTTCAGTTTTGCGACGCCCCTTCCCCTTTTTTTCGTTGCGCGTGGGTGTACGTCGCGGTGTGTGTGTCGTGGCATCGTTTGCAGAGCGGCCGCAAGTTGGCGAGATCGTGTGTGCCACCTTCTCGCAATGGTTTGATGTGGTCGACGACGTCGGCGGGGGAGGGGCAGGTGCGGCAGGTGGGCTCGCGTTGGAGGACGATCGCGCGGTTCCGTTTCCATTCGGGGTTGTCGTAGTCTCTCCACGTTTCGGTGCGGTTGCGTTGGTCTTGGTAGGCGCGCCGGTGTTGCGTGCATCGTTTGGTTCCCGCAGGTGTGAGGTTTGGGCAGCCTGGTGCGGCGCATCGTACGGGTGGTTTCCACGGCATAGGGGGAGCGGTGCCGGGGGTGGTTGTGTGGGGGTGGGGGTTTGTGTAGGGGGGGGGGGGGGGGAAATGGGGGGGGGGGGGGTTTTGGAATGGGGGGGGGGGGGGGGAAC